GGGTCGCCCATCATATTCTGTAGTTCTTGATTTGCCATAGAAGAAGAGCCTAAGAATCCTTGCATCATAGCTTGATACTGTGGGTCTAGAGTCTGAAGTATCTCTTTTGTTTCAGGGTCAAACTCTACATTACCTGCAGGACCATAGTTGCTCCAAGGTAATGACCTATCGTAAGCTAGGTTCTGTTGGTTTACTTGAAACTGCTGATTCTTTTCAGCAGCCTTTTGTTGCTGCCTAGCAGAAAGCATACCAACTGCTGCCTTTGCTAAAAATGCTCCTATTGCCATTCTATTCTCCTGTCCTTGTAATCATATTAAACTCCGTTATCTCTTTGTAATGAAACACTTGTACCACCATTATGTGATGTGTTTGCACCTGTTACTGAATGTCCTTCATACAAATAATTACTTGTTGAATCATTGCCTGTAAAAGTACCATCACTTGTAACCATACGATAGCCTTTTCGTAATACATATGTCCAAGTTGTATCAGTTCCTGGGCCTTGCGTATAACCTTGACTTACAAAAGCAGCAGTATGACTACTTTGTATAGTAGAAACAGCGTTCTCTAAGTTATTTGAATCAGGTGCTAAACTAAAACTAAACATTACAGTATTAGAAGAAAAATCACTAACACCAAATACTTGTGTACCATTAAAATTAACTACCCCAGTTGCAGTAGGTGAACTTACAGTCGTACCGTTGAATACTATCGTATGAGTATTCCAATTTAAAGTAGTACCATCAAAAACTATAGGCATTATGATGTCGCAATGGTTAGTGTTGTTCCAGATAACGAGGCTTTTACTAAACCTAGTGTGCTAGATGATGCAGCAGGTGTATTGGCTTGTACAAAAGCTGTTGTAGCTATCTGTGTTGTATCTGTTGAAGTAGCTGCTGTTGGTGCAGTTGGTGTACCAGTTAATGCTGGACTTGCTTTTGGTGCTAAACTACCTATTTCTGTTTGAACAAAAGCAGTCGAAGCCACTTGCGTTGTATTTGTTCCTGCGTTTGCTGTTGTTGCACTAAATGCTTCACCAGCATCTCCGTTAACATTTGCTTTGGTGTTAACTGCTGTTCTTACTGCTACAAACTCTGTATTAAAATCTGCACCAGATATTACTTTAGCAGCACTTGAATCAGATAAAGAGTCTTTACCTGCCCAATCTACTGAAATTGTATAATTACTCATCTTATTTTCCCTTGTTTATGTAAAAGTGTTAACTCTTGTAATGAAGCATCAAATCCATTAGAAGTAATGTCTATTTCAATTTTTAAATTTTTTGCTGAACCTGTTAATGATGTTCTATATTCTTGTAAACCATACACAGGTTTATATGTAATTCCTGCTTTACCATATAAAGATGTACTAGCACCCCATAAAACAGTTGTACCAGTTGTAACTGGATTTAAAGTAATTTGTGTAATAGGCGAAGGTGTTGGACTATAATCTTTATACCATTTTAATCCTAAACTTGCACCAGAACCACCTTCAAAAACCATAAACAATCTTTTTAATAAAGAAGCTGCAACTGACTGACCTAAATTTACCCATGTTGTAGCTATACTACTAACATATGAAGCATTAGTAACAGTTGTACCATTAGCTGCTAAATCACAATCATAATATCCTTCATATCCAGCAATGCTTCCATCTTTTTGTCCTACTAATAAACCATATAATTCTGTATAAGCTAAACTTGCAGGTTCTCTATCGTCATTAAAAGTCCATGTAGTAATGCGTGGTGCTCCATTTGGCGTAGCGTGTTTAAAATCAAACACATAATTAATATTACTATCTACAAAAGATAAAATATATATGCCTTCATTTTCAACATAGATACTTTTAATATTTGTGCTTTGTCCTATATTTCTAATTAATGTATCTTTTATATTTAAAGATAAATCTAACATAGGTAATTTATCTTTTTCTGTTGTACGAGCTAAAGACCTTAAACCAGTACTAGATACAAAAACTAAATCATCGCCAATCGGTTGTACACTATCTCTACTTACACATCCAACACCTTGTATTACTTCATCTAATGCCATACTTCCTATAACATTTGGACTGTTATATATTGCAATATTATTTTTACCAAACACAACTAACTTACCAAAAAACGGATGAATTGCTACGATATCATCTGAACCCCAAACAGTTTTTAAATCTATTAAACCACCATTAGACGCTCCATTTTCTGTTGTAGTTCTAAAGTCATCTGCATCTAATAAACTAGAATAATACAAAACATCTTTAGATTCTGCAACACCACCTACCCATAATCTACCATAAAATCCCATACCACAGCTAGGTTTAAATTCACCAGAAGAAACACTTGAAGGTCTGTGTGCATTATCAAACGCAGCCCATTTACTGCCAGAGCCTTGTGAGCCATCATATCTTTGTGGTACTATACCTGCGTGTATACAGGTTAATCTATTATTAAAATTTATAAACTGCCAATCACTTGTTGAGCCTGATACAGTATGTTTAACATCAGCACCACTACTAGGAAATGCAGCATTAGGAGTAGTAAAATCTACTGTATAAATAGAAGTGCCATGACTTGCAAATATTTTATTTGTGTTAATATCTTTATGTTCTATTATAGAACCTATTGCAATACCATTAGGAGCAACAGCATTTGGAGAAATTTTTTGTTTTAAACCTTTTCTAAAAGCAATGCGACCAGACTCTCTTATTACAACATTTTCTGCTTTTGTTAAATAAGATGGATTTAATGTAGCAGGATTATCTTGCGTATTTAATCCATTAATACCTATATCACTTAAAGGTTGATATGTAAGTTCTTTAGCCATTATCTAAAATTTACAGTTCCATGAGAATTATTTTCATTTACATACCAATCTGTTTCATATTGTGTATTACCACTATCTAACATAATTGCTTGTTTAATTGCGTCACTAGCTTCTTGTGCCATAAGACTAGATTGCGTACCACCATCTTCTCCACGCTCTGATATTGCTCTAGCAACCGCACCTAATATAACTGGCTTACTTGGTATTTTTAATACTGTTGCAGCCGTAGATAAATCATCTTGTGGTTTTATAATGTCAAATGACAATGTATGTACATCTGTAGGAACAGGTGATAAATCAACTTTTAAATTATTCGATGTATCGCTACCATTAAAAGCATAGTACAGAGGCTCACCAGTGTCGTCTGTAGGGTACTTTACTGTATTAATATACACTCTACTTGCTTGTGATAAATGAATGCCTGTATTGTTATTTATGGCATCCACAACTTTTAACTCTTGACCAGAGTTTAAATTGTAATTTTTTGTACCTGCTACTGTAGATATATTAACTGTTTCTCTTAAATTTAACCAGTCATGATAATTTTCAATATTTCTTTTACTGTCATTTATTAAAGCACCAATAACTTTTTGATATGCTGATACTGTACTAGAGTCATTAATATTGCCAGACCAATCTGTTGCAATTGTATCTTCTCTAAGTCTAATCAACACTTGATTTATTAATTCTCTATATGTCATATTTTATCCTTTAATTATTTTTCCCCATACTGAACCTCTGCCTTCTACAATGTCAACTACTTCTACTTGAAAATTACCATTGTCAAAAAAAGTTACAATTCCAAAAGCATGATTCCAGTTATGTAGTCTACCTTTTAACCATGTGTTGTTTTCTGCTGACATGTCTTTTAAACAACCCATCGCCCACGAACTAATGTTTCCATCTAATAATCTAGTAGCTGAGTATCTAGCTACATCGTGTACATGCCCATACATAATATTTGTACCATAAGCATCTAAATGTTTTTTTGCATGGTTATTACCTGTATACGCACCATGTATAAAAGACAACTTACCAATGGTTAAAACCTCATTGTACTTACGATACTCATATCCTCTCTCATCCCACTTACACGCATTTCTAAATGTGTACTGGTCTAAGTATGGATTCTCTTCTACAAACGCATCTAGCCATTCGTCATGATTACCAGCAAGAATATGTCGAGTATTACACTTAACTTTATCTAATGCTTTGTCAAACCTGTCAATTTGTTTATTGACTTCTTTAATTTCTTTATCTATTTCTGGTAGTTGGTACTCTAGTGGTGGTCGTTTGCGTCTTTTGTATCTATGTCCAGACACAGAACTCCACTCTCCAACATCACCCAGATTAATAAATATATCTGGTTTTACAAAATCTATCGCTTTCAGTACAACTTTGACTGCACTTTCATCATGTATCGGAAAATGCTGGTCGGGTATAACTATCGCCCTTTTCATTACTACCTACCTTTTGCTAATTGTGCTCCAAAGTAGAATTCGATTATCATTGTTGCCCATCTAAATATTTCATCAAANTTCAACATCCCTTCTACAGTAACATATTCTANNACATCTGGTGTCAATTGAAATCCTAATATACTAGCACCTTCTATAACAGTTGGTATAACTGTAGGCACATCCCAAAACACAGGGGCTACTTGTGTAAAGATTACTAATGCTAATATAGTTAATATTATAATTCGTCTGTTCATTGCAGCCATTGGACTTTCTTTCTGTGCCATTGACCTAGCTTGATTAATAGAATCATTCCTAACTTGTAGGTTTTCTATCATCATTTTTTGTTGTTCTTGTGCTGCTTGACTTTTTAATGCAAAAAGTTTTGCAACAAATCCCAGTGCAATTGGTGCTATGTTTGTTAAGAAACCTATCATGCTACCAACTTCAGTAGGTTAAACATACCTACTTCTGACGCTACAAAATAAGCAACACCACCTAATACAAAGTATCTAATCTGATTTAATATATGAAATATTTTTTGTATTTTTTCGTTAGTGTCATCAATCTTACTAAATAACTTAGCTATCTGACCAGAATGTTTGTCTAATTGTAACTGTATTCTATTATCTTCAATCACTTTTTAAACCCCTTTTTCATTTTTGCATAGGCTTTTTTACTAATAGTAGATTTCTTTTTACTTCTACTTGTACCAGCTTTTTTTCTAGCATTAATGTTTGCGTATAGTCCTCGTTTAGCCATTACCATTTCACCTTGTTTGCCCAGTAAGCTGCACTCATCTTACCTTTTTTTATATTAGCACCATGTCTAGCTTTAAAAGACCTTGATTTAGCTGTATTGGTTTTATCACCAGTTTTACCTTGTTGTCCAAATCTAATTAGTTTTGTTTTATCACCATCCTTTGCCAAAACAACATGACTTTTTGTTGGATGTTTAGGTGTTCTTTTAGCTTTATTAAAGCCAGATAAATTATTTTTTGTTAATCTATTGTCTTTAGCCATTATTTCTTTTTACCTTTTTTCTTCATTGGTGGGCGACCTCTTTTCTTTCCGTATGTTCCTTTTCCGTATGGCATATTTTCTCCTAGTTTGCTAGTGGGTTATCTAAAGACTCTTGTATTCTGTTTTCCATATCTATCTTAGTCTTTTCTACTTTTACTTCGAATCTATCTAACTTTGTATCGTAGTTAGTAAGTTTTGTATCTACTGACTGTAGTTTACCATCAACTTTTGACTCTAAGTTCCATTGTGCATTACGCAAATCGGTCATATCTTTCTTTAATTCTATTTTAATTGCGTTAGCATGTTTTTCTATTCTTATAACATCTGCTGAAGTCTTTGACATCTGTCCAGCTATAGCGTCTAAGTCCAAATTTGCGATTCCTTCGACTTTCTGGTACATAAGAAAGCCACCGTACAGTGTACCAACAATCGTTGAAATAAAGGCTAATGCTCCAACTATACT